CGCTAATCTCCATTTACGGTCAAAGGACCATCCACCTCTCGATTCTAGTTTTCACTAGAGGAGCGGGAAAGCCTTAGGTTATACCCAAGGCCCTAGATCGTACCACAAGTCGATTAAAATCCTAATAACACGGATTTTAACACGGCCTCTAGGAGCAAAATTATTACCTTGCTCTTGGGGTGACGAATGCCTAAGTCGGGCAAGTAAAAGACCGACCTCTTCCGAAGACCGGGTTATACCGGTCTCAACGTAAGCTAGAGAATGATAACCCTCGATTTGGGTATTTAAGTACCCATTTCTAGAGCTTTCAAACCTAGCTATTGAGTGAATGGACTCATCTTGATTCACGATGAACCATCCATCTCCTCTTTTCTCGAACTCTTCGTCAAGTTCGTCAGGGTGTTTAGGCCTGTCCGATCCTGTCAGCCTTGTGGGCTTAGGGATTTGGTGAAAAAGGAAATGCCAAGTTGACTCGAACCTAGCATCACAGGCTGCTTTTAAACAGACTCTGTGCGCCTGGCGACGAATCGCGTTGGCAAACTTAATTACCGTTGAAACAGAAGATAATATCTTTTTTAAAAAGATAGGTGTAACGTCAACCCCTTCCCAAAAGTGTCCTCCACAGGATTCGCGAAAGTACCCCCGCCAAAAAGATTTGGAAGGGTTTACTACGAATCCAAGGAATTCACAAAAGGAAGAATAGAGTTCAAAGCATTCTGTGGGAATAATAACATCATCCCCATAGACGCTTATATCCCTACATGGTTTTTGCATGTATGCTGCTACAGAAATCGCAGCCGCGTAGAATATAAGCGATTCAAGCTCGAAAGTGAAGCCATTCCCCATACTGGAGAATTTCTCCCACTTTGTTGCTTTAGTGCCTTGAACGCCGTAGTGAGATCGACAACAATCCATAACCTTGAACCAATCGGGGGGTAAAATTTCCTCGACTAATTTTAGAGCTATGGAGTCACTCGCCGAAGAGAAGTCAACAGTTGCTAGCTTGGAAGTTTTGCTACCAAGTTTTGATAACTGTCGGTTCCTCTCCTGAGTATTTAAGTCGACCCCAACCCTTCGGAGCTTGTGCCTAATTACCGAACCAACACCTAACTGAAACCAGAGATTAATTCCTGGCTCAACGGCAATGACTCGGTCGGCCCTAGCATCCTTGGGTACTGTGATAACCTGATTACCTACGAAAAATCTCGGGTAATCTGTTCTTTCGAACAGATGTTTCTGCCAAATAGGAAATTCAAATGGCAGCCCGTCCAAAGGTAAGAGGTTGTACAGATCTCGCGTTGTCCCAGTTTCACACTGGAACTTATTGACGGACGTGGCTTCATCACCTTTTAATAAGGTGGTTACACCAGGCCCCCAATTGGCGTGCTCGAGTACATCTTCAATCGCCAGAGTTCCTAAGATCGCTCGGATTTTCTGTATAGTTGCGTTAAGCAACCACACATTGGCCCCCTTAAATAAGGGGTCAACCGAGAGATTTCGAAACCTCTGATTCGTCCGCCTACACAGGAGCTCATATTTCATGAATTTCTGCATAGCAACTTCCTTCAAGTCATAGGGAAGGACTAAAAAGTCCGCCTTCGACAATAGGGTCGTCGCCGCATAGGCGTCTCTAAAATCCTCAAGACAAACAAAGTCAAGAGGTGACGTCTCAAGTTGAGCAAGTTGTTCATGCTCACCGTAACTGTATAATAAATATACAGTCAAAGCCCTGGGACAATCTAGAGATTGAAG